AGTCACCGACGAGGAAGTCGAGGTGGCGCTTGGTCGAGGCGAGCGCACGGCCCTGGGCAAGCCAGTCTTCGAAAGCGAGATTGTCGGGCAGGGCGAGCGCAAGGGTTTGCGCGGGCGCAGCTTCGATGGTCGTCAGTGCGTTCATAGCGATCCCTTTCGAGGAGGATCGCCGCGTCGCCGACCGATATGCCCGATGATGGAGGGAAAGGCAAGAATTGAGGGCGGGAATTCCTTCAAGGAAAACTTCAAAATTCTTTCAAGATTAGTTTTTGGCGGTTTTCTGCGGGTTTGGTGTATTCTTTCAATTATTCAATCATTCAATGGTAATCTATATTCTAACCCCTCTGGCACCCCCTCCCCCTATTCACGCGCGCGAGAAAAATTGAATTTTTGAAAGAAAGGCCGGACCCGCGCTTTTCTGCGGGTTTCCGGCCTTGAAAGAATTCCTTGAAAGAAAAAACCGCCTTGAACCTTAACGGGAGGCGAGCAACAATCTAACTAACGTCATAGACAATCTTGCGCGTCCTTCCTCGCTCCCCTTCCGGCTTCGGCATTTCGTTGATGCGGATTTGCCCGCCCGCTTCGAGGTCGTTGAGGATCTCGGTGCGCTCCCGGGCCTTGAGCCATTGCGATCGGCGGGTGAGTTCGGAGAGGTCGATACCGGCGGCGCCGGCGTCCTTCACGATCATGTGCAGGCGCTTGAGGCGTGCTTCCTGTTCGTTGTCGGCCACGCGCTCCTTGACCGCCTGCATGAGCGCCTCGACGCTCTGGCGTGCGACCATCATGCCCCATTCGAGATCGCGGCACGAGATGGCGGGCCGGTCGGGGTTGTCGGTGATCGCCTTGACGAGCGCAATCTTGGCGGCGTTCTCGGCCAGGCGTGCGATGATGCCGGTGAGGTTGGAGCCGCGGTGCTCGCGCAGCATGGAGATTTGGCGGTCGCGATAGGCCCGGGCGAGCTCGGCTGCGTCATCGTCCGCATAGGGCACGGTGTAGGGTTTGGGGACGATCTGTGACGCCTCACCGATCGGGAACGGGTTGTGTCCCGCCGCACCTTCCGAGATGGCTTGCACGAGGTCGATCAGGTCTTGCGGGATGTCCCGGCGCGCGAGGTCGTGCTGTGCATCGGGATAGTCGTTCTCCGATTGGAAAATGAGCATGCGGGCAAGCGAGCCGTCTAGGACGTTGCCCGATGACAGCGAGCCCCAGAAGACGCCCGGGGTGGTGACGCCAAAAAGGCAAAGGCAGGGTTGCTCGATGACCTCGCGCGGCTTTTCCTTGTCGTTTGCGTAGGCCGTGCCGAGGAAGGTGCTGTCGGCCAGCGAGTAGAACTCGGTCAGGTTGTCGATGATCTCGGTGATGTGCTTCGGCGCGCGCTTGCGATCGGCCGCGCTCGAAATAAGGAAGCCCACCTCGTCGAGCGGGAACAGTATAGCCGGATGGCGAGTGACAGCCGTGACGAGGCCCGAGCCGCTTGCGATCTTGGACCCGCCGACCTGCCCGGCGAGCCCAGCCTCGATCATGAGGCGGGTGACGGCGCGCAGCGGGTGATCCTTGCCGCCGCCGGAATCGCAGATACCGATGCTGTAGATATTGGTGCGTAGGTTGGTGGGGCCGGCGTACCGCCGCCCGGCGATGGCACCGAACATGGCAATGGATGCGCCCAGCGTAACCCAAGGCTGCGGAGAGGGGGCGGTCGCGATGACGTGGCGCACGAAGCGCGCGAGCCCGCCATTGCCAAGCTCGGCGAGCCATTGCGGCTCGGATGGGGTGATTTCCTTTGCGCCGTCCAGCCCCCTATTTTTCGCAGTTTCCTGCGGGCTAGGCACTGATTTCCTCTCGGCGCCCGGCCGCCCTTCTGGCACCTGCGGCGCCATCTGCGCGCGCGCCTTGGCCTTCATATTCTCGACCAGCGTCTTGTGCTGCTCGGGCGACATGACCTTCTCACCCGGGGGCGGCGAGGGAGGGCCATCTGCGCGGACCAACTGCAGGGTGCGAGCGGCGGCGCGCTTGGGGTCGCGCTGGTCGAGGTAGTGGGCGGAGACCGCGTTCTCGGCATTGAGCAGCGTCCCGACGATCTGCTCGTCGGTCAGCCCGGCGTTGGCCATGAGGCGCGCGGCAGCCACCCCGTCGCCCGAACGGTCGTGCCCCGGCGGCTCGGAAATTGCCAGGCGCACTGGGTCGAGCGCAGCCAGCCCAAGGCTGTCGGGCGTCTCGGGATTGATGTTCTGAGGCAGAGCGATCGGAGTCGAGGACGAGTTTGCGGTGACTGTAGCCGCTGGGAATGCAGCGGAGAGCTCGGCGGGGTCGTGAACCTCACCCTGATCATCCACCGCCCAACCGGCTTGCGTGTCGCCGCGGCCACGCGCGCGCTTGATCGCATTCGGATAATTGACGGTGCCGGGCACGCGCAGGACGCGGTCGATGTTCCAGGTTCCCGGGTCGGCGTCGAAATACTCGCGCACCTGCTGGTTGATGGCCTCGATGCTGGCGAGGTTCTCACAAGGCTCGTCGAGCCGCCAAAGGGCGTTGAGCCCGCCGCCGCTATCAATGACGAAGCTCGGGGGATGCCCAAGGCCCGTGAGTGCATCGACGATCGCTTCCTTATCGAACTTGCCCCCGGTCTTCGGCGGGTCGATATCGACATGCACGAACCGCGCATGAGAGATGTCGGCTTTGGACGGCTTCTTATGGCGCTGCGGGCGTACCGCGTTGACGCTCCAATAGACACCGAAGCCGTCGGCGTTCTGCTTCTCGGTCCAGTCGATTGCCGCGTCGACATCGCGCTCGAAGTGCTTGCCATAGATGGCTGGCGCCTTGGGGTGGATGGCGACGAGATGAACCCCGCCAAACGGGGCGAGGAGATCGAACAGGGCCCGGGCTTGGTCGGGGATGAACTTGGGCGCAGCGCGGGTCATCAGAAGGGCACATCCTCGGTCACGATGTTGCGGACTTCTTCGGCGGTGCAGGTGAAGGCGTGGAGCAGAAAGCCGCTCCACTCTTCGGCCGTCATCGCGGCAAGGTCGGTCTTTCCGATCTGCTCGAGGTAGGAGCCAATGCGCTCGCTTGCGGCCTCGACGGCGCGCTGTTCGGTATTCTCAGGCATGGTGGGCGATCCCTTGAGAGAGGAGATAATCGAGAGGCAGTCCATCGAGCAGGCGTCGATGCCGGGCGGGCGGAGGTGGCCCGCAAGGGAGAAATCGTGCCAAGCGAAACCGCGCGGTGCGCGGTGACAAAAGCACGGGGCGGTCATGCGGTGATCTCGTCCGCCTCGCGCGCGGCAGTGATGATCTTGCCGCGGGTCTCGAGCCGGGAAGCGACAACCGCGAGCGCCTCGCTCTCAGCTTTGTCGAAGGCCTCGGTCTCGCTGTTCGCCTCGACGACAATGCGTGCCTGGATGATGGTATGGACTTCGAATTTCATGCTGCTTCCTTTCTTTCGTCGAAGCGGAACCCGATCACGCGGTCGTATTTGCCCTCGCGTTTCACGCGGATGTGAGAGGGGCGGGCGAGTTCGCCGGCGCGCGCGATGGCCTCATCGGTATCGCGAGGCACGGCCGGCGCTGCCCGCCTGAGCCACCAACCCTCGGCCTTCTGGCGAGCGAAGCCGGTGTGCGAGAAGCAAACCCATTCCTTGTGGATGGTCAGGCCGACCCGGTACTCGACGCGCATGCTGTCGGGGGAACCGGCCTTGCGGTGCGTCCGGTAGTTGATCTCGGCGACCTCAAGCCACTCGGGCTCGACTGAGAGGATGGGTTTTACGTCTGGCGTGACCGCGACTGTGCGCTCAGGGATGGGAAATTCGAAGTCACAGGCGGGGCAGTGGCGCGTCGCCGTGCCGGTCGCGCAACCGCACTCGGGGCATTCCTTGAACGGCGCGGCGCCCTTCTTACCCTTTCCCTTGCTCTCGGGGAGGAATGGGTCGTCGAAAGGGCCGTGCCGCGCGATGTTGCCGCCGAAGTCGAGGACGAGGCAATCATCCTTACCTGTCTCGGGCGAGAGGCGGGTGCCGCGTCCGACCATCTGGATATAAAGGCCGGTCGATTGCGTAGGACGGGCGAGCGCGATGAGGTCGACCGCCTTGGCATTGAAGCCGGTCGTCAGGACGCCTTGCGAGCAGAGGAAGCGCAGGCGGCCCGCCTTGAAGTCGGCAATGACGCGATCTCTTGTGCCCTTGCCGCGGTCCTTGTCAGTATCGCCGTATACCCCGTCACCCTGGTAGCCGCGTTCCCGCAGTGCATCGCGAAGCGCCTCGCAGTGCGCCACGGTGCATCCGAAGACGAGCCAGCTTTTGCGCGATTGCCCCGCCTCGACGATGCGATCGGCGATGGCGGCGACCACTTCCGGATCCATGGCCGCGCTTTCCAGTTGCGTCGCGATGAATTCACCAGCGCGCGTGCCAACGCTCGTGGTGTCGATCTCGGCTTTCTGGCGGTAGCTGACTGGGGGAGACAGGAAGCCCTCGTCGATTAGCTCGCGCACGTTCGTTTCGTGGGCGATGCCGTCGAACATCGCCTCCTTGCCCTCGTGAAGCAGGCCGCTGTCGAGCCGAAACGGGGTGGCGGTGAGGCCGATGATCTTGACCGCGGGGTTGATCGCCTTGAGGTCGGCGAGGAAGCGCCCGTACATGGTGGTCGAGTTGCGCGGGATCAGATGCGCCTCGTCGACAAGCACCATGTCGATCCGGCGCGGAAGGTCGTATGCCTTGCGGTGGATGGACTGGATCGAGGCAAAGGTGATTGCCTTGCCCATCTCGCGCCGGTTGAGGCCCGCGCTGTAGACGCCCACCGGCGCATCAGGCCAAAGCCCTATCATCTCGGCCGCGTTCTGCTGGATCAGTTCGCGGACATGGGCGAGGACGAGGATGCCCGCGGTCGGATCGACCTGGCAGACACCCTTGCACCATTCGGCAATGACGAGCGACTTGCCTGCGCCGGTCGGGAGCACGACGAGCGGGTTGCCGGTTTCGCGTTCGAACCATGTCCACAGTTCGTTGAGGCAGCGGGTTTGATAGGGGCGAAGGGTCAGCATGCGGCCGCCTCCTTTGCCAAGCGCTCGACGCGATTGAGCTTAATCGCGAATTCGCCGTCCATTTCGCGGAGCGCTTCGGCCTTGCGGGCGCCGTAAAGAATGGTCTTCCGATCGCGGCCTAAAACATTGGCAATCTCACTCTTTGGGCGGCCGGAGGCGACCGCGAGATAGCAGACCGCTTGCCGCGGCCGGGCGTGCTCGCGCAGGCGGCTTGTGCTCAGTATGTCCTTCTCGGTGGTGTCCCAGACCGTTGCGGCAAGCGCGATGAGAGGGCGGACGGGCGGAAGTGTCAGTGGGCGCTCAATCATAGCGCCTGCCCCTTATCGACCCACTCGTCGGCACCGGGGCGCCGGTAGACGATGCCCCATTCGTAAGCGTCGATCTGCTCGAAGGGCACGAGCGAAGGCAGATAGCGATGCTCGCCGCATCCCGCGATCAGGTCATCCTTTGAAAGCTCGTGGCCGAATTTCGAGCACTTCCACGAGCCATCCCTATCGGGTGTCACATGGAGGCAGGTGCGGCAGTTGCGCTCAGCCTTCGGCTCCGACCCGTGGCAAAGTTCGGAGAAGTCGCAAAAGCGGCACTGGAAATATGTCTCGTCGCCAATCTTGGGCGGTGCCTCGTCGGTGAAGATGATGCGCTCGGCGCGCAGCCGAAGCGTCTCGGCATGCACCGGATCCGCTTCGGTACGCACCGCCGTCCAGCGGCGACCGCCGGGAGAGGCCGCGACGATGTAGTGTCGTTCGAGACCAGCATAGTGCATGTAGAGCGCGGCCTGCGCGTAATAGGTCGTGTTCCATTCGGAGAGCGCGTTCTTTTCGCCCACCTTCTTGCGGGCCTTGTCGAGGTCGGTCCATTTCTCGGACGCCTTGATCTCGACGATGTGCCAGGTCTTCGGAGCTTCCAGCAGGCCAAGGGCCACGCCATCGCAGCTGCCGGAAAAGTGACCGCCGAAATCGTCGAAGCGGAATTGCTCGCCGCGCTCGTCGGCCTCGTGCAGTTCGATGCCGGGCACCATCTTGAGGCGCGAGACAATCAGGTCTTCGGTGCGGTGCCCGTCTTCGAACCGCTTGAGGGTTGGGGCGTCGAAGCTGGGCTTTTGGACCCAGCGAAAGGAGTACCAGAGGGCGCGGTCGCACGGGCCGCCGATCTGGCTCATGCCGAGATGCGAACGCCAGCGGCGGTCCTGCCCTTCTGCAAGGGCACGGTCTGCGGCGTCTAGCGTCAAGTGTGCTGCTTGGGGTATGGCGACCATGCCAACCTCCTAGATTTGTCAGTCAGGGGAAGGTCGGGCGGCGGGGAGGCTCAATTCGCCGCCGCCCGTTATTTCAGCTGGTCAGCCCGCGCGCTTCCAGGGCGGCGAACTGTTGCTATTGGCGGGCGCGCTATTCTGCGCCGCCGCTGCCGTGACGTTTCCGCCACCGGCCGGCTTGTAGGTCTTGATCGAATTCGAGGGACCGTAGTCGCCGCGAGCCGGGTCGACCTTCACCACTGCGATCATCGGGATATTGTGCAGTTCGTTGCTGTCCGCGATCGAGAGCTTGCCGACCGCGACGCAAATCGCGTTGAGCGTGCGCTGTGCGATGTCGACGGCCTGCTGGTTCGGATTGTCGATGTTCAGGCGATCGAAGAGCTTGCGCCCCTGGTGTTCGCCGTCGAGCACTTCCATCTCGAGTTCGAGATAGTTGCCCGTGCCAGCCTTGGTGGCCTTGAGATCCGAGCCGATAACGTGGACCCGGTATTCGCCCGGGGGGATGGGCGAGTAATCGCCCTGCACGTTGTCCGGATCTGCGGTGTAAGTTCCGCCGAGAGCTACCATGTGTAATTCCTTTCGTCAGTCAGGGGTTAAGCCGCTTCGCTCATCGGAGCGGCGCTCGCGTTCGACATGGCGGCCGTCAGGGCCGACCATTCGAGCGGGAGTTCGGGAGGAAGGCGGTGCCGGTTCTTCGCGAGGAAGGCGGGTCGCTCTTCGGTGTAAACGGTGCGCTGACCGGCGCCGATGCCGCGCGTCACCTTCTTGTTGAATCCGGCGTCGGTCTTGGTGGTCGACACCTTCCAGTTGGCGAAAAGCACCATGTCGGCATGCTCCTGCACCAGTTCGCCAGCGCGCTTCTGCAGCTTGATCTGATACCGATCGTAAGGCTCGGTCTCGGGGCTGTTGAAGGTCTTGATCTCGGCATGCGCGGTCTGGATGACCGCGAGGCCCTTGTCGTTGCGCAGGCCGTTGATCGCGTCGAGATATTCGCGCCAGACATCGAGCGCGGCGATATAGCCTTTGCCGTAGCCCGGCTGCTCGATGTCCGACCAGTTGTTGCGCTGACAGGTTTCCGCCCAGACGAGCGGCTCGAGCCAGTCGAGGCTGTCCACGATCAGCGTCTCGAAGTCATGGTCCTCGGTGTAGAGCGCGCCGAACGCCTCCATCACGTCCTGAAAGGAGGTTGCCTTCGGGAAGGCGTCGATCGGGCTGTCAGCCGGGTGACCGTCTTCGAGATTGATCAGGACTGGCTTCGGTGCGCCTGCGGCGAAAGTGTTCTTGCCGATGCCGTGCGGGCCGTAGAGCACGATCCGCGGCGGCTTGGGCGTGTCGATCCGGTTGAGGGATGCGAGGGAGATAGCCATCACGCCGCCTCCTTCTTCGCGAGGGCCACGTCGAACTTGGGCTTGCCGGTCTTTACCGTGCGCGCCGGTTCGAACAGGTCGCGGATAGCCGAGGGCCATGCGTCGAACTTGCGCTCCTGCACCTTGATCGTGGTGTCGACGTATTCTGACGGGTCTTCGCCCCATCCCTTGATCGTCTCGACCGCTTCGGCGAGCTTTGGCTGCGACCAGTCGACGCGCTTGGGCACCGTAATCTTGATGTCGAATTCGCCATCCTGGCGGTGATGCGTGCCAGTCGAGTTGAGGCCGGCAGCATAGCGGCGCTCGAACACGCCGTGCAGGATGGCGACCATCTGCGAGGCGGCGGCCGCATGCGCGTCAGCCTGTTCCTTGAGGCTGGCCAGCACGTCGATCGGCAGCTGGTCGAGAACGCCCGGGGGCTGTTCGGTGATGTCTTCGAGTTTCATTGTCGGTTCCTTGTCAGTCAGGGGTTGAGCTCTTTTCGTCGGGTAGCGGCGGAGGGCCTTGACGCGGCGAACTCGAATTCCGTGGGGGCCTTACGGCTGACCCAGACCCTCCTGTTCCAGAGGCGCGATGGTGACGCGCGCAATTCCGGGAATGTTCTCGTCGCGGCGCCATGAACCGGCGTCGTTCCAGCGGTCGTCGGGGATCGGCAGGTTCTTCACGAGCAGATCCTCGATTGCCTTGATGCAGTTGGAGCAGTCACGCTTCCGGCCCTCGATGCCGAGTGCCATGTCGATACGCATCGGCACTTCGGGCCATTCCGGTTTCCCGGCGCCGCGCCATGCGGTCATGACGTGCCAGCGCGCCTCCTCGAGCCATGCCTTGTATTTGGCCGACTTCGCCCGGCCGCCGCCCTTGAGGTTGACCGTCAGTTCGTTGACGCTCGGGGGAAGGGGGAGGTCGAGCGTGAAGTCGCGCAGAATTGGAATTCCAGCCATCACCACCACCCCCGCACAATCCCGACGCCGACGATCGACACGACCGCGAAGCCGGTGAGGAAGGAGAAGACGACGCGGCGCCACAGGGCGGAGCGGGGTTCGTCGAGCGGTTGCAGGGCTTCTGCTTCGATGAGGCGGGGGTCGATCATGCGGGGGCCTCCACCGACTTGTTCAGTCTTTCGCGAAGGTCAGCGGCAAACGATTCATCGCATGCTTCAAGAGAAGGGCGCACTTTCCGGAAGCATACGCACCTCCAAGAAGAATCACCCAGCCCGTCCAGCACAAGGCCCGTAATTAGGTATTTCTCATCAAAAGTAGGCCCTTCACGAACCCCAACGACCCGATACCGGCGACCCATTTCCGGCAATTTTGTCACCCCAGTGGGAGGCAACTCCCATCCGCCGTTAACGATACATTCGGCCCAATCCCCGACGCGCCAATCTTCGTTCAAACCACGCTGGTCTTGGGGCTGGGGACTGTCTTTTTTGCCGAATAGATTTCGTATGAAGCCAATCATCACACCACCTCCACAATCAGGAACACAGCCGCGACCATGATCGAGCCAGCGACCGCGCCGGTGAGGACGTTGCCGAGCCACGAAAGGACGTTCTCGCGCGTGAAGGGGAGGGGATCGCTCATGAGCAAGCCACCTTGGTTGCCACCGCTGCGACGCGGCGCGCACGATCGCGCAACGCTTCCTTATCGCGCGGGCATATCACCCCGTCCGCGCGGCGCTCGACATGCTCGGCGGAATAGCCGGTGCTTTCGAGCAGTAGCTGGTCGAGCAACGCGTCTTCGTCACTCGCCCGGTCGATCACGACCTTGCCGGCCGGTTCGAACCAGAGCGAGACGAGGTGGTCGGGCAGTACGCTGGCCAGCTTGACCGCGTTGTGCAGAGGCATGGCCGTGCCGGTCTTGTAGCTGCGCAGGCTGCTTTCGGAGAGGCCGGCTTCGGCGGACAGCACCGAGATCGAAAGCCCGTGGTCGCGTTCGGCCAGGCGCAACACGCGTTCCTGCCGGTCCACAACATCCCGTTGTTCGCGGTCGAGATTAGACATGATCGTGTTGACCCTTTCGTTCACAAGAGCGGTCATGGACAGGACGATGAGATGCACCGCGGAGGCCAGCAGTGGAGGAGAGAGAAGCCTCCGCGGTGCGCCCGGCCATGGAGAGAGCCGGGGATTGGGTTGCGCCGCCGTCGGCCAAAGGGGACAGGCGTTCGGCGGCGCTGGCCGTTGCGTCGTGCGAGTGACGCGCGGGCTTACTGGTAAGGATGCGCTCGAGTTCGCGAGCCTCGGCGCGGCGCATGGGGATGCCGCCGACATTCACCGGATCGGCGAAGGGCTGGGCGAGAGCGACGCGCACGGCGGCGACAGCGGACGGGCAGCGGTTCATTCACTCGCCCTCCTGCTTGCCGAGATGGAAGCCATGTTCGTCTTCCCATCCGAGCGGCGCGCGGGCGGCGATCCAGAACAGCGCAACGAGGCTGGCCGGAATGGCGGCGAGATATGCGAGCAGCCAGATCATGCGGCGCTCGGCGGAACAGCGCCCGACCAGATCGGATCGGGGCAGTTGCAATGAACGTGGCCGCAGCCCGAGCAGCGGGTGTCATTGGCCGGCGTCCGCAGCGAGAACCGCAGGAACGGGCGCGTCGCACGGCGCTGACCTTGCAGCGTGTAGCGGGTGAGGGCGTCGGAAAGCGTCATGCCGCAGCGTCCTCTTCCGGCGCCACAAACTGGCGCCATTCGAGGAGCTTCCCCCGCACCGACGCGGCCTTGATGATCTTCGGCCAATACCGGGACGGTATGTTCCCGCGGTTGCGCCATTGACGCACGGTGACGCCTTGCTCGCCAATGTCTGCGGCCAACGCTTCCGCGTTGTGATCCCAGACTTGGTAGATCGGTTTGAGGTGTGACATGCCATGTTGATACGCAGCGTATCACCCTCAGTCAATACCCCGCGTATCGATTTTTCCGATACAGCGCGTTTCATGGAGACCGAACAATCGAAGCGATTGAAGCTCGCGCGCGAACGCGCAGGCTTTTCATCCGCCAGCGCAGCTGCGGATAATTTTGGCTGGGGTTCTGCTGGCTATCGCCATCACGAAAACGGAACGCGGGCGTTCGGCGCCGACGCTGCTCGGAAGTACGGCCGGGCCTTCAAGGTGAAGCCAGGGTGGTTGCTTTGCATTGAAGGCGTCGACGACACGGCGCCATCTGATTTTCAGACCGAAGACGTTCTGGTAGTCGGTGCGAAGGTCGCTGCTGGCGTCTGGCGCGAAGACGAGGCTGAGTTCGATATGCTTGAGATCGACACGCCTGCGATCGTGCCGAATGCCAAGCGGTTGGGCTACATTGTGGACGGCCGGTCAATGGACGAGTTCTATGAACCGGGCACTATTCTAAACTGTGTCTCAATCCACACCAACGGCGTCGAGCCGGAAGACGGTGACCATGTTGTCGTGAGGCGCACGAAACCCGACGGGCTGCGCGAGATAACAGTGAAAGAGTTTCACGTTCGCGACGGTGAGTTCTACTTGCGGCCCCGGTCGCGCGTGAACGGTTACCAAGAACTCAAAGTCGGGCGCCCTGATCCGGATGGCGATGATGAGGAAGAAGTCGCAGTCGTTGCCTTCGTTGTCGGCACTATCCCCGAGAACGCGCTGCGCATTCTCGAGAGAATGGGCAAGGTCCGCCGCATCTGATTCGCTGATACAGAAAAAATGATACGTAGCGTATTGACCTATAGCGATACGTGACGTATCAAGATCCCCACAAGGTCGACGCCCAGCGGCGCCGGCCAGGGGAGCCCGCGGCCGATCGCCCTCGAGCTCCTGCCACTTGGCAAAGGAGACTAGAGATGGCGAGCTTCACGGTTGATGTGACCCAGCGCATCGAAGTCAATCTGGACGAGGCGAAGTTCGACGAAGCCTTTATGGCCGAGTTTCGCGATTATTTCTTTTCGTTCGACAGCATCGAAGAACACGCAGAACATATCGCCCAGCTACAGGCGCGTGGGATTGTGAACCTAGAAGGGTATTTCGCTTCTCGCGAGTTCATCGAAGGCTACGGGATTGCGAAGGGAATGGGCATTTCCGCCCGCGTGATCGACACCGAGATTGAGCAGGTGTCCGCATGAACGCCCCCGCCACCTTCACCAAGGCATCCGTAGCTGACTGGCATATGGAGCCTGCCCCCGCTGCAATCCTCGCATCGGTTGATCCCAAGCAATTCATCGAACGCAAGACCGTTGCGATTACCCCGCGCGGGTTGGCTGGCGATGTTTTCGAGATTTACGGCACGACCGACCGCGCTTGTGAACAGCGGGAGATGCTGGAGCAATATCGCAAAGCATGGATCGAGCGCCAAGTCGGCATGACCGAGAAGGCAGCTATCGAAGCCGAGATACAGGGCGACGACAGCTACTTCATGCAGATGGTCGAGCTTACGAGCGCGATCCCGAGCGTGTCGGCTGTGCTTCGTTCTGCGCTTGGAGAGCCTGACAGGTTCGTGACGCCGCGTGTGGCGGTGGGGGTGGCGTGATGGGCATCCATATCGACTTCACCAGCCCCGCCACGTTGCAAAAGCTGGCAGACCTCCCGCACTTCGGCATGGCCGAGGCTCTTGTCCGCCGCATCGACCCTTGGTGGCACGCGCCCGAACCGCCCTACAAGTTCCGCGTCGAGATCGTCTCGGTCGAAGAAAGCGAATGCCCGACCTGCGGCTGTGACTGCTGTTACGAAAGCGAAGTCTCAGACGTGATCGAAGTGGTCGCGGCGAACGAGGACGAAGCACTCGACTTGGCGGCAGCGGAATGCCCCTCCGCCTGGTCGGTGCAAGGCATCCTGCCACCGAAGTTCCCCACCGCGACCGTGCCGCCCGAGTTCCTTTCGTGGTTCAGCACAAGTCAGGAGACAGATCATGCAGAATGAGAAGGTGCCCGAGTGGGCCTACAAGCGAGCCGACGAACTAATGGGCGATTATCTGCACCCTTACAGCGCCTTCGCCCGCTACATCGCGGAGCATGAAGAGCCGCCGGTCGATCCGTTGAGGGCTGCGATGGACGAGGCCTACGACGAAGGCGAACGCTACGGTTGGAGCGACGAGGCTAACCGTCAGAACTTCGTTGACGCTGTGCGTCGCAACCTCGCCAAGCGCGGCATCGGACTCGCCTGCAAGGAGGACAGCCATGCAGGATAATGTGACGCAGGCGGACCGTGAGGCGGCAGCTGACCTTCTGGAGAGCGGCGGGAGCAAGGGCATTCTGTGCCGGTTCGACCACGCGATAACAATCCGCCATTCGGAAAATCTAGATGGTGACCCGTTTGTTCAGGCTTTCGCCGCCCACCGCCTCGCCTCCACAACAGCACAGACCGAAGAGCTGGTGGAGGCGGTCGAACGTGCGGCCGGTATCGCCGGTTACACTGAGCGCGAAGACCTCGACTTTGAGGCAGCCCTTAGCGTGGTGGGCGAAATCCTCCGCCAAGCCCTCGCAGCCCACCGCGAGAGCCAGCCATGAGCATCCGCCAGCAACACCGCCAGGACGATCTTGCAGCAGCCGAACTGCGCGAAAGCATGTGGCGCGGCGCAGTCAATGACGCCCGAGCATGGGCGCGCGAACACAAGGCGGAACTCGATGCCGAATGGGACGCGCTCGACGGGCGCACCACCTCGCAGAAGGTCCGCGACGATATTGCCGCAATGACGCCCAGCGAATGGGCGCGGCTCAACGCACTTTGGGAGAATGGATGATGGCGAAGGAAGCACACACTCGCGGTCCGTGGTTCGCGGTTCCCTATGGTGACGGCGAAGATACCGTAATTTGTCGCGATGAGGCTGGCAATAAACGGATTGCGTTCATGGCCGTCCCCGGCTCTCGCGACGAGCAAGAACGCCGAAAGGCTTGGGCGGAAATAAAGGCTAATGCGCGATTGATCGCAGCCGCGCCACTCATGTTCGATGCGCTTGATGCCAGCGTCGCAGATGTTGTGGAAATGGCTAATTGGCCTGAAGATCAGCTTCGCGGGTGGGCTTACGCGGTCGCTCGCAATGCTCAAATCGCCATCGCCGAAGCGCGAGACGAGGAATGATCTACTCCGGCCCGATCGCAGACTTCCATGTCCTGCCAATCAACGATCTGCGCCCACATCGGGACAGCCGCGATTGTTGGTGCAAGCCTAGCGAAGATGAACCCGGCTTGTGGATCCATAACAGCATGGATCGCCGCGAACACACCATCGAAAAGGGAGTGACGCAATGACGCAAAATCGCGCCATCGCTATCCGTAAGGACGCCATACAGTCCGATTATCGCGACTTTAATCTGGCGTTCGAATACGGCTACTACACCGCCGTTCACAAGGAATACGACTGCGACTGGCAGGGTGAAGAGGACGGTTGGGTAGGCTCGCACCCGATCCTTTCGAGCCGCACCCGCAACGGTCTGATAGAAGAGATCGATGCGTGGCATACCGAACAGGTGCCCGCATGACCACCCGCGCCCACAGCTACGAGCGCAGCCACCGCACGGCTAGAGACGCGCGGGCCTTTAGCGGAGGTCACGCTTACCCGCGCATTCAACCAATGGAACAGCCCTCTTTGCTGGCCAAGATATTCGGAAGGAACGCACGATGAGCGAGGAATTGAAGCCGTGTCCATTTTGCGGGGGTGAGGCGAGCTTGTGGTCGGTCATCATGCCGTTTGGTGCGGACTGTGACACAATCACCGTTCAGTGTAGCGCCTGCGACGCGATAGGCGCGAATGTGTTGGTCGATCAAGATCACCACGACCAGTCTGATTTACCTAGTCTAGAAGCCGAAGCAATCGCCGCATGGAACAGTCGCGCAGCACTCAAGGATAGGGATGTAGTGCTGGAAGAACTGCTGCGGGAATGCCGTGGGCGGATCATCAACGACCAGGCCCACCCTCACGCG